TTTCGGCGTGGTGTCATCGCCAATCAGGTTTGCGCTCGCCGCGCCGGTGTAGAGGCTGGCGACATGCTGATCAATCGTATTGTTAAGCGCGTAAGCCGCCTCGCGCATTGCCGCGTCCATCACCTTTGGCGTTTGCTGGGCTTTGTCCACATCGTCAACCTGAAAGTTGAAAAACTTTGACTGGTTGATAACCAGTGTAGTTTGTCCATCGGTCAACGTTTCAGGGCTGGCGATGTCGGTATTCTTGGTGTAATCGCCAACAGTCACGCGCCCGATGCTGTTGATTTTGACCGTGTCACCGTAGGCGATAATTTGCCCTTCATAATCGCGATTCACAATTCCAGGTTGCGCATAGCGCAAAACCTTATCTAGGTTGGTGAGCAGACGCGCCCCCCAAACTGTGGGAATAAAACTATTGAGTGACATTCTTTTCCTTTGGGCTATTGCCCGTTTTGCAATGCTCTTTGAACTTCATCCCATCGCGCGTTAATTTCCGCCTGCGTCATGCTTTTAATGTCAGCAGTCGTAAGCGCATTGACTGGCTGACGTTGCGGGTTTGTGGGCGGCACTACTGGCGCATTCGGCGCTGTTGGCGCTTTTAGCCATGTCCGAGTTGCCAGCAACGCTTTAAGTTCGTTGTCAACGCTTTGGGTGGACAATGCGCCGTCTTCGTAAACAATGTGATTCCTGTCCATTAGCGCAAACGCAGCGTCTTCGTCCACGATTCCAAGCCGCCGCGCCGCGCGTTCAACCACGAGACGCAGTTCCAGCTCTTTTGCCTTTCCAGTTGCCGCCGTGTTGCTCTCTTCCAGTTCTTTGATGCGGTTTGCCCGCTTTTCGTCATCGCTGAGTTTTGCATCCTCAAACGCTTTCAACTTTTCAGAGAGTTCTTTCTCTTTTATCCGCCTAGCGGCGTTTTCGCTCCGCAGCGATTTAATCAAGTCCGTTTCCGCAGCATTGACGACTGACGCGCCCTGCGCGTCTTTCGCGTCCGGCTGCTGTGTGCCGGTTTGGTCGCCCGTCACGGGCGCGGAGTTGGTAGATGCCTGACCTTCCATTCCTGTTTACCTCAGTTAAAACAAAACGCGCCGCTTTTAACACAGATTTCTCTGTGCCAAAAGCGGCGCGTCATGCTCCGATTTTGCTTCGCCAACGGGCACGCCTAGTGACCTATGGCGGGACGTTTGTTCTTTTGTTGTGCGTGATTATACGCCCGGTTTTATTGAAATGTCAACTATTAATTAGGTTCTCGGTTGCAACTTTTTTTGTTTTACAACTTTCGCCCTATCGCGCAGCCTATTTCTGATTTGTTTGCATTGCCTAGAATTGGCTCTCCAATCCGTTTCTTTATCTCCGCGCACAGTTGCCCCAGCCGCGCCAGTCTGTCGCGCAAGAATTGCATTTCATCTTCCAACATTTTAACGGCTTCGCTGTCACTCATGCGTCCCCCGTCAACTTGTAAAGTGGCGTGGGCTGATAGGTATCCCCCCACGTGTCGTTTCTGGTAAGAGTGGCAAATTTTCGCAACGGAACACGTCCCGTCTTCCACACCTGCGCCGCGCCATGCCCAAACACCTGATTTAACTGCTGGTCGCTTAGAGTTCTTAGCCACTTTTCAGAGTTTGGCATCCGGCGCAAAATGTCATCCGCATTCATGCCGGGCGTGATGTAAAGCGCGGAACACCGCCCGTTGGGGTGATCGCTAAAGTCCTCATCCATCGGATGGATTGTCCCGTTCATGGCGATACACGCGGCGCACGTCTCAGTTGATAACGCGGCGCACCACACCCAGCCGCTTATCACGCGCGGATTGTTTCGCGCCGTCTCATGCGATGAAACCCTAAACGCCCTCAGCATCTCGGTTCTGGCGATGGTAGTCGCGCGCGCCAGCCCCGTTGCCGTTGCTTTGTGCGCCATTTGCGCGATAACACGCGGAGGCTTGCCCGCCGCGATGCCATACGCCAACACGCGCTCCCACTCTGCGCGCGCCGCCGCGCCAATTCCGCCAAATAACTTTGCCAGCGGCGAACCATCCGCCGTCATGCCCGCCAAAGTTTCCACCGCGTGACGCGGCAAGGGAGTTAGCGCGCCGCCGGCCATTTTCCAACCAAGCCCGGTTACATCCGGGATGTAGGATTGCCCCATTTCAAGCCCAAATCGTTGCAGCTCTCTGGCTGTTATCCCGGCGCGGTTCGCCCATATTTGTATCTCGCGCTCAACTTGACGCATAAGGTCGCGGTATCTGGTCAGCCTGTAAAGCCATGCCGGGCTTGCGTCCTCTCCCTTTTCCTCAATCATGGCAAGCATTTCATCCAGTGAGACTTTTAACGACTTCCACACGCCGACATACTCGCGCGTCAGGCGCAAAACCGCCGCGCGCTCACGTTTCAACAACGCAGCGCGATACCGCGAAACCACTTGCATCAAGTCGCTGTTGTTCATTTAGTTTGTCGCCGGATCATCAGGGCTGGGCGGCGCGTTCTCCATCGCCTTTAACAATGCGTCTGCCGCGTTTGTGCTGTTCTCGGCTATTCGTTGCCGCACCCGCTCCCAGTCATAACCAAGCCGGGTTGCCACCGTCTGCTTGTCTACGATGCCCATCGCCAAATCGTCAGAATAAATCTGGCGTTTTTCAATGTCATTTTGCGGCATCGGGTCGCCCCATAGCACTTCAACCTTGCGCCCGACAAACCCGCCCATTTCCAAAAGATGCTCCCCAAGCGATTCAAGCATGGGTTCATACAGCATCCGTTTTGTTAATGTCAGCTCCATCAGCGGGGCATACAAAATTTGCAACGCCACGCCCGCCACCGCGCCGATGGTTTCCAGTTTGCCGATGCTCACCGGTGGGATGCGCGAGAGCATGAACAAAATATCGCTTAGTTTGTCGGACAACGAAAGACTGCCCGCAATGTCGCCGTGCGCTTCAAGCAAGTTCAATGTCCCGCCCTGTGGAAGGATAATTGTTTCGTCCGGCGCGGCGCTTAGCTTGTCGCCTTGAAACCCGCTTCCCACCGTTTTGGGATGCGCGTGGAACCGGTTGATTCGTCCGGCGTTTGAGAGAATGTAGTGAATCCTTTCTATCAGGTGCAAAATGTCCGGCTCTAGGTCGCTCATGCCAAAAAATGCGTTAGGGGCTGGGAGATTTTGGCATTCAAGAATTGGTGACCACGCATAGGGCCATCGAATTGTTTCGCCAATTTGAACGAACCCGCCGCCAACGCTGGAATCGTAATCCTTTATGTTCCATGTTCCCGCCTCGTCTTTTTCTACAACCTGGCGGCGTACGATGGGTTTTGCTGTGCGCGGGTCAATCGCGTTAAACTGTATACGATAGCGCAACACCTCAAATATATCTTCTGGGTCGGTGGTCACGGTTACGCTATTTGTATCTAGCAAAATGATACGCGGGTATTCCTGCCCCGGCTTTGCGCCGTTTAGTTTGATGAATGTATGCCCGGCAATGCCGCCAGTCGTGGCGGCATTCATCAAAAGCGAAGAGAACCGATTGTATTTCAAGCATTCATCCAGCCATGCCCTGCCAGAGTTTGCCTCGCCATCATTGCCGTCCTCTATGTCCAGCTTTACGCCTTTGCCAAACAAGAATGACGCGCTTTTATCCACGATCACGCGGGCGAAGTTTGGCATCGCGTTATCGTCCGGCTTGCCATATTCCGTCCTGAGCGGTTTTGCATATTTTGCATAATACGCCTTTGACGCTTTGCTAATGCGCTGCATCCGCTCAATTTCATCTTGCGCGGCCATTTCCGCTATATGCTGCTGTGTATTAAAAGTTTGCATTTTTACCTCACCAAATACCCGGTGCATATTCAACCTTTCCATTTGCGTTAGAGATTAAATATGCATAGCCACCACTTACCGCGTCCACTTGATCGTCATGTTCGCCGTTAGGAAATGCGTCCATTTCGTCCACAAACGCGGCGCTCCACTCTCCCCAAAGCATGCGAATCACCCCGTCTTGCAACCGGCTGCCCCACACAGACGCGCGCATTTCCTTATTGCCTTCCGGCTTGTCTGGCAGCACGAGGCGCGAACGCATGAGCGGGTCGCTTTTTACGTCCTGAAAATAGCCGAGTTGTGTGCCGTTGGCTTCAATCAACACAACCACGTCCTGCCCGTCATCCTGAGAAGTTTGAACAATCTGCGCTTTTGTCTGCGTCCATCTTCCCCGCAGACGTTTGACGTGCAATATATAGATGCGCCCGTTTTCGTCCATCCCCATCTTTGCGCCCGCCACGTAGTCGGCGCCGTCTCTCTCGCTGAATGCCAAATCCCAACGGCGACACACGCGAACCATGCGCGGCAATTCGTCCGCGCTTATTCGTTTAAGCAGATTGGTGTTGAGAATTGCGCCCTCTCGCGGTCTTGGGCGTTGCTGATAAAGAGATGCCCACGCTTGCGCCCCTTGCGCTCGCGTCTTTTCCAGCTCCTCAACGGTGTATTTATTTACCCAAAGCGCATCACCAATCTGGCGCGGGTCTCCCGCCCCAATCGGTTCTTCGGCGATAGCCGGGAAGCTGACAACACTCCATTGGTCGGCGGCGGGGTCTTGCTTTGCTTGCTTAAGAAGCCTGCCCGCCAAATCGTCCTCGTGCCAGCGCGTCATCGTGAGCAAGATTCGCGCGTCTTTCTCGCGGCGGGTGTAAAACGTGGTGGTATACCATTCCCAATGCGCATCCCGAATTGTTTTACTGGCGGCTTCTTGCGCGTTTTTAACGGGGTCGTCAATAATGCCAAAGTCAAACCCCATCCCCGTAATGCCGCCCCCCACGCCCGCGCTTCGGTATGAGCCGCGATGCCCAACCACCTCAAACATGTCAGAGTTGCGAAGATAACCGCCGCGCGCATTTGTTTTTACATTAGACGAGTTTAGCTGCGTGTCTGGGAAAAGCGCGGCATATTCGGGTGAATCCATGATCCGCTGGGTGTCGCGGTTGTTTCGGCTGGCAAGGTCATCGCTGTATGATGTGGCGATAATCTGCGCGTTGGGATTCCTGCCCAAAACGTAGGCAGGCAAACGCCGCGAGACAAGTTCGCTCTTGCCGTGTCTCGGCGGCATGAAGACCATCAGGCGCATAATCTCCCCCGCGATAAGTTTATCAAGCGCAGCCCCAAGGATTCGGTGATGCCAGTTCCCGTCATAGTCCGGTTTGGTGTAAAACGTAAAATCAAGAATCCCCCGCCGCGCCTTTCGCCGTGTCAAAAGTTCTTGCGCCGCTTGCGCTGCTGACAATTCGTTCAAGTTCCTCATCCGTGTATTCGCGCCTTACAATCACCGCCCCGCCGTCCTTGCCGGTGAGTTCCTGACGGGTTACGCCAACGGGCATTTCAAGAACGCCGCGCATAAATTCGCGGGCGGTTTTCAGCATGTCCGCCGCCTTTCCAAATTCACTGGCA